AAGGTTTGGCCAGTTCAATCATTGTTTACTTTCTTGCGTTAGCACGAACTTCTTCGAATGTGTAGTCTTTGCAAAGATTGCCATCCCAGTATACTGGAACCAAAGCCTTCGTCCAACCTTTGTCAGCCCATTGCGTAGGCATTGCAACTGAAGACACAAACTCTCCTGTTCCATTAGTCCACAAAGTGACTCGACCAGCCTTCGACTTCTTGCCTGGATCGGTAGCAGGATCTTTCTGCACGTCGAACCACTCTTCTTTGCCGAAGATTCCATCCTCACGTAAACCGGTTTCTACCCGACGGCTCATTGCTGAGCACTTCATCGCAAATCGTTGTGTGTCTCGATCGACTTGCTGAAGTAGAGCGCCTCCCATACCAAAAGCCATGTTATCAGCAGACCAACCCATAGCCATAAATGCTCCAAGAATTGAGCGAATTGTAAGTTCATTTACCCCATCTCCTTGAATGAGTCGTACATTGTTGAGGACTTTGAATCCTTTTGTGTTTGTGGTGTATCCAAACTTCTCTCCTAAAATCTCAACCAATCGGCGATTGATTTCAACAGGATCACCGGAGTCAGGACGAATAACAACGGTAGCACCACTATCAACAACACGCTGGCGTAAAGTTTCGCCCCAAAGGTTAGATACGGCATTGAAGATATCGTAGCTGTCACTAACCACGGCAACGATAGCGCCAGGTTTAGCAAACTGTGTAAGCATGTTTTCATAGGCTTTTACCTCGTTATCACGACCCCAGCTGGTGATGGTGCTGTGCTCGGCAGCAGGAATGCTGAAACCAGCAATACCGGCACTGTAATATTCACGAGCGTACAGCACACCAGTAATAGTATCTGTGCCCATGAAGTTGACCAAGTGGGCTGCTCCACCAATCCCCGCACTTTCCATAGAAGAAACGCCGCGAGCACCAAAATCGTGAAGCTTGAAATCAATAAGGGCAGGGTCACCGGTCTTCTCCAGGTAGTCGAGGATCACACGCTTAATAGTCCAGCTTTGAGTAGCAACAGTAGTAGGATACCAAATTGCACGAAGCAGAGCAGTTTCCAACCACGTAGTGAGCCAAAAACATTCCGGATCGGTGTTTTCGATAGTCGCCAAAACGTTTTTAACAGGTACCACTGTGCCTTCAGGAACAGCCCGAATAACGACAGGAAGGAATCCGGCGTGCTTGTCCAAGATGTATTGCCATCCTGCTCGGTTAAACGGTTCTCCGTGTGCAGTGAACAATTCGTCTGCAACGTCAATATCTGTCTGTGTGATTGGCTCAAGTAGGTATTCCTTGATGAATGCCTGCAGACCGAAGAATACAGTTTGGTCATAGCGACCACCGCGCGACTCAATGTAACTGTATACGCCAGTAGTGCCAGCAGGATATTGCTTGAACATAGACACTTTATAGCTGTCAGTGTTCAGGATAATGTTTTTTGTGTGTTTCATGATAAGCTCCTTATCTAAATTTGCCTCTGGTCTATCCTGAGGACTTGACTTAATTATAACAGAACCAACTTGTCCTGTCAACCGAATTCGACTAAGGTAACTGTGCCACCTTCAGCCGAAACTCTTTCAGCGAACCACTCGATCATCGGAATGATGATGTTCTTATCACCACCCGCTAACCCCATGCCAATGTAGGGCAGTCCAAATCGATCGCGTGGATACATAAATGCCAGCTTTTCCAGAATAAGTTGGAAGGCGGTATATTCGAATACATCTATGCCTCTGCTCATGTTATATTGCGTGTAGGCGTTGATGATAGTAAAACGATTATTTTCTCCTGCATCACATTCAGTCCAATTGCCTAACTTGTTATAATCACCTCTTACAGTTTCCTTATCAACGCTTGCTACTATTGGATAGCGTTCGCGAATCTCACGAGCAATGCCTCCACCCATTGTGTTGAAGCAGTTGCAGCCCTGCACGATAACATCAAACTCGCCAGCCTCTGCCAAGTCGATCAAATTGCCTTTAGTGTGTTTTAACATTCTTCTACATCCTTCAAAATACGCTTGAGTTCGTCAATGTTGAATTCTAGCATTTGAGCAGTGACAAACGATACTATGTCATCACCATTGCTAACCTTTCGCTGTTCGTAAACCTCAGAGAGATACTTTTCCTTGCCGGCGATTGTGACTCGCAGATTTTGTGCTACGGTTTGGATGTTCATATTAAGCTCCGACTGCCCACATGACCATGTCATAGTGGTCTTCAAAACATTCTTCACTGCGCACTTCTGCGATAGGAACCCAACGTGCCTTCTCAGCATCGTCGCTGCCTTTTACTTTTGGCAGTTCACCATCAGGCAACACGATTTTGAAGCAGTGTGTGATGATACGACCACGAGGCGAACGATCTACAGCGTCAAACACACGGTTGTCAACAATGCTACCACGGAGCACAGGAGCAGGCACCTTAATCATAGTTTCTTCGCGGAGTTCGCGGATAGCAGCATCCTGAACAGACTTGTCAGTGTATGCGTTGACGTAGCCACCAGGCAGTGCCCACAACCCTTTACCAGGTTCAGCACGGCGCTTGATCATCAGAACGTGGCCAGACTGAATCACCACAGAATCTGCGGTAGAGAAGATTGGTGGGTATGGCAGTGAAGCATATTGCTTCTTGTAGTTAGACACAAAGTCACGTTCTTTGATAATCTGACGGTATTCATCAGTGTGAGCAAAGTCTAACAGAAAGTCATAGGTCGTCTGTGGAAGTACACCCTTGATGAATTTGTAATTGACGGAATCCTTGAAGTACAGGTCCCGAATATCAACAGCAGACAGAGGCTCGATCTCATCCACATTCTCATAGCCCCATTGTGGGAACATATCGAGGTAGAACGACGAGTCATCTTTCTTATGACCAATGATACCGATGCGATGGCCGTCGCGCCAGTACTTGTTCACGATACCCTGGACGCGGACGGCCCAGGCTTGATCGTTGTAAATAGTGTCGACGTTTTCTTCGACGTACACTTGCATACTCAGGCCGCGAGTAGCATCTTTGATCATGGCAGCACGTTCAGCTGACGTGAATGGGTTCTTGTACGTACGTGGCTGCTTTGCTGAGCCAGTAATGATAACCAGTTGCTCGCAAAGAGCTGTGGCGCGCTTCACAATCTCAAGGTGAGCATTATGGAAGGGCTGGAAGCGTCCAATAAGAACGAGGGTGTGGTACTTTTTAGTCAGTGACATTGAAAAATCCTTTCAATTGATGTAGCTCAGCGTCTATCGCCTTGCTTTGTATATATGTCTCTATTATACGAAGACCACGATCATTAGTCAACACATAGGCGATCCTAGCCCGGTGGGACAATTAGGCTGGGAGCAATAGTAAGACATCGTTTTATCGAGTTGCAGACCGCATTTCGGACACGTATTCCAAACGTCGGTAGGCCAGCCTGGAGGGGCTAGCCGGGGCGACGCAAGGTCGCGTACCAGCCGCTCGAGCTTGGTAACGCGATCCTCGAGGTCATCGATTCTATGTTTATCAGAACGATCAGTCGTGATCATATTCATCGACGTCGAATCCGTTTCGAGTGGCGGTCACTCGAACGTGGTTATCGAACATTGCCAACATCACGCTTTCCATGTCGCTAGACTGGATCAGGGCTGAGAATTTATCAATGGAGGCTTTATCAATTCCTTCAAATGTACGGTTTTTGCGATCGCCCTCGTACTTGAATCCCCACGACGTCTCAGACCATTCGGTTTCATCTTCACCTTCATACTCACCCCAACGCGTCACATCCTCGAGATTCTTCGCATTGGTGAAGTATGGCTCATTAACCCCAAACTCACACGTATCACCATCATTGAAGTATGGCGTATACTGCGTCCAGATAATGGCGGTCACCGCAGGATTCTTTTCGAAGAACTCTTTTGTGGTTTCTTTGAATAGCTCTTGCGCTTTCAGTTGGAAACGCTTAGCGATCTCAGCCTGCTCGGCCAGCAGGTTATCAAATTCTTGTTGCAGGTTGCTCATTTCAGGTTACTTTCATCAAAAAGGTTAGTCAATATAACGAGGTTTGGTATCAAGAGAGATGTGGCGAGCAGTCTGGCCAGCATGTTTCTTTTCAGTGCCTGACATCCAAGGTTGGATAGTCATGTTGTTTAGGTACATCTCCATCGTCGGGATGAATCCTAAGTCTTGTTGGATGTGGTCTTCTGCAATGTCTCGTGGAGAATACTCTTTCCCGTCCGAATTGATGCGCGTACGACCAAAAATTCGCTCGACAAGGAAACACCCGAATGCGGAATGAAGTATTGCTCTGTGCCGGACGTCTGCGACCGCTGCTTTAGTACTGTCAATGAAATCGTCGATGTCGGCGTAGTCATCAGAGGTTCCTCCATATTTCTTAGCGTGAATTTTTCCATGGAGGTACGACTTCATTTAGACGCCTTCTCTTTCACTTGCTCCATGGCCTTCTTGCTACCTTCTTCGATGACGCGGTCGAGCTGCTGTTCGATGATGGTCATCACTTTGCTGCCGACGTCCACTGTACGTGGGTCCTGTGCAATCTTCTGAGCAGCATATGCGCCGACCATAGTCCATGCAGTTTTGGAGGAGGGGACGAGCACCACAATGAATGCCATGATGATAGCCACAATGGAGGATACTTTGAGTAGCCGCTTTTGTAGCGCCCGAGCTGCTAGTACCGATTGTTTAAGAGTACCATCCCGGTTAAGGTTCCAGCTGTACTCGCTTGTTGAATCGAATACCTGCGTCATGAACACAATACTAAAGATAACTGCTGTAAGCCCTGCAACAAATAAAAGAACTCCTGCAAGCGTAGTAACGCTGCCAATGAGACTGATCAAGTATACGAGAATAGCGAGTTCCATGATTTACATCCAGTTGTTCGATTCGATTGGTTCCCATTTAGACGAGAACGATAGTTTGCGATTTGCGGGGAGATGGAAGATTGCAAACGTGTATGTTGCAAACCCCATAAACGGTCGGTTCATCCATGGATCCTGTTCTGCGATCCAGCCCCTGAAGGGGGTTCGAACGATGAACATCCGATTGAGTACACGCGCGCCGTCCGTCACGCGGATGTATGAGAAGCGAGCACGCGGAATGATCTCCGCCTGGTCGACATCAGCTTTCAGAAACAGCTTCATGGTTTTCCTCGATGTAGTGGACGACGGCGCGAATGGCCTTCTTTTGTAGAGCCCTCATTATAATGAAATAATCGTGATCGCTCAACAGGTTTGTATCGATTTCGATGCCAGCGTCTTGTGCAAATACAATACCGTCGTCAATCGTCTTCGGGTCGCGTCTCACTAGACGCCTGGTTGGTGTAGTCAAGTGCATTGTTTAAAATAAAGTAGGGCATATCGTCAATCCAAACATCAATGCTGATTCGATGTTCAAAACAGAATTCTTGTTTGTTTCGACGGTTTGTGAATAGGATGGATTCGACTTGGTGGGCGAGGTATCGGCGTACCTCTTCCCCTTCAGCCGATGAGCGCATGGTGACGCAATATACGCGGTGCCCGCTGCGCTTTGCAAGGCTAATGAACGCGTCCCAGAATGCCGGGTCGCGTGTATATGTGTTATCGAAGTCTAGCGAGAGGTTCATTTTGCCAACCACTCCTGCAAACGATCAACCGTTGTATGGAGCGTATCCGTAGTGTGGTGAATGATGTTGCCGCCAGCTGCTTCGAATGCAGTAACGACTTCATATGTGTCGTCGATCAGAATCGAATCAGGGCTAGCGAAACCATGCTTGAATCGTTTACCAGGAACGATCATAGCTGGCCATTCGATAAAGTGATCATCAAGCCACTCGAGCTTTTGTTTTGTCACATCACGGTGGCGATCAAAGCCTCCGGACGAGCTGAGAATGCACACATTGTGCTTACCGACGCAAGTGTCCAGGAAGGCGATCAGTTCATCTGCGCCCTCATGTTTATCCAACCGGGCAAAGGCTCGATCATCGATGAACTCGCGCCAGTAGTCAGAGAATCGCTTGTTCACTCGGTCGCGCGCAACTTCTTGAGGAGTCATGCCAAACATTCGCATGTACTCTTTGCTGAAGTCTGTCAGCACGCCGTCCATATCAACGAAGATTGTCTTCTTCATGCTATCACTCCCGCACAAATACGTGCCAGACAAACGCACCAGATTGTACGGTGCTGATATACTTCCAGTTATCGAGTTCGAATTCTTCGCCGGTACCGACGATCATGAACAACACGTCTGTCTTGTTCTCTTGTTGCCCGTGCATCGCCCACATAGTGAGAACGCCGTCCTGCGATTGGACAGACAGTACTGTGGATCCGATAGGGAGCTCAACAGTGTTGTTAGTTGGTGAGCTGAGGGGGTATTTGTAGATGACTGCCATTAAATGTATTCCTGAAAAATGATTTTGCGTCCTTGCTCGGACATTTGGATATCCATGATCTCTTTTGCTCGCTCGAGCATTAGGCACGACAACATCAGTAGCTCGTTATCGTCAGTGCAATCTTTGATCAATTGGTCGATTGGGCCAGACAGATGTGCCAGCTTTTCGACAGTTTCTTGTAAATGGAGTTCGGGCAGTTTCAGTTGCTCGAGATCTTCAAGGG